TCCGCTTTGCTGTTGCCGCGTGAATGGCCTAATCCAAATGCGCCAGCGATAGCAGCGATCACCGCTGCAGCCAGCCCAATAATCACTTCGATACCCATCATGACCTCACAACAGAACGGACTTCGCCAGGTTGAACAGAGTGCGCCGTTTATCCAGGCCGTTACGTCCGCCATTGATGATCAGCGTTACGCGCTCTACATCGCCCGAATAAAGCAGGCAGCCGTGGGACACGTAAAACCATGCTGCTGATAGCGCGGCATAGACATCCTGCTCCAGCAGCTCGGGGTGGGTTACCAGATCCAGTTTCAGCGCCTGACCGCAGTTGCGATAGTTGCTCAGGCCTGTGATCTGCTTCAGACCGCGGCCCCGGTATTTCCAGCCGTCACCCGCCACCTGATTGCCCAGATTCTTTTTGCCCCACTCTCCGCCATAAACCAGATTGGCGATTGCTTTCTGGTTAGCTGGCTGTGTGGCCGTTCTGCCGAGGGCTGCGGCCTGTTGTGCTGTGATGCGTTGCTTACCGAACACCGACACCAGACTGTCTGCCGCATAGTTCAGGTTTTCCACCAACCGTGTAAACCCGCCGGACTCATGGCCTATCTGGGCAATAAACATGGCCTGATCGAGCGGCGCGGTAATGCCGAACTCTTTCATCGCTGCGTCGATATGCGGATACCAGCGCGCAGCTAACCCGGCGCTGATACCAACCGCCTTCTGAAATTGTGTTTGGTTCATTATTGCCTCAGATGATCAACCAGGCGCGCAACGTTGCCTCTGACGGCCACCAGCACGGAAAGGAATATGACGTTGGCACCAATGGTGGCCCACGATGAATGAGGATATATGCCGCACAGATAGGCTAACGGCACCGCGCTGTAAGTGACAGTAATCAACCACGCCAGGCGGGAAACCCACGGACGATGACGGGAATCACCACGACGGTAAAACATCAGGGTGACCACTACCCCGGCGCAGAGCAGCGCGTTGATAGTTGCTGTCGGGTCATTTAGTACCACCAGAACCTCCCCGGCGTGTTATCAGCGCCACCAGCGAGCCGACATCCTGATTATTCAGGAACGTCAGGATTTTGACGGCTAAAGCAGAAACGATAACGGCACCAATGGCGTCCAGGGGTTTATCGCTGTAACCGGTCAGGTTAGCCAGCTTCGACCCGACCAGGCCGGAGCACAGAATGCCAGCGATATAGGACACGATAAAATAAGCAAGTCGGCGTGCTGCGCCCAGGTCGGCTGCCGTGGCGATATAAAATACCGCCCCCGCAAATGCGCCAAAAACCACACCGTAATCGGTCCCGGTCAGCAGTCCATAAACGCTGGCCCCCGCCAGGGTGCCACCGGCTAACCCCGTGCCGGAAATTG